CATAACAACTTTTTCTTTCTACTATCATTACAGGTCCCGTAGCCATTTGTGCTTTCTTGTAATCTCTTATTACTTCTTCAGGAGTCATAGGTTCGAATATTGGAAAATCGACCATCTCTCTAAATACTTTAGTAAAGTCTTGTGAATGAGTAGGACCAGAATAAAAAGGTCCTCCATCAGCTACAACCGTTCTCAATATGACAGGAGCTTTAAATTCACCGTGTGATAATCTTTCTACGTGATTAATGTGATTTCCGATAGCGTCAGCTCCCACTAA